CAGTCCAAGTAGTGCAAGTGAATTAACTTATAAAGCTCAACATAAAATATCTAATGCTAGTTCAACAGGAAGCACAGTTACAACCCATATTACTTTAGTGGAGATTGCAGGATGATACCTACTCTATGTGATGCACTTCATGAGCTTGCTCCAAATGCAGAATGGAGTTGTGGAGACACTTACGGATCTATCGTTTGGCACAATATGAACGGAGACAATGTGCCTTCTGAATCTGACGTTAATAGCAAAATTAACCAAATAAATAATGCAAAACCCATGGTAGAACTACGAAGAGTCAGAAATGAGTTATTAGAAAGTACGGATTGGGTGGTAGCTAAATCATTAGAATCAGGGTTAGCTTTGGCAGAAGATTGGAAAAACTATCGACAAGCATTAAGAGATTTACCTGCAAGTGCTAACCCACAGTTAGATTCCAATGATAATTTAACGAATGTAACATTTCCTACAAAGCCAGTGTAAAATGGATAAATTAGAAACAAAAATTTATGAATTGACCTCCAAAATGGAAAGTCATGTAGCACGTTTTGAAGAACGAGATAAAACTATATTTAATGATTTAAGTGATTTAAAAATGGATTTAAAAGATATACGTTCTATAATTACAAAGGTAGGAATATTACTAACTTCAGGTGTGGCAGGAACGTTAGTTACGGTTTTATTGAGATAATATATGGCAAAAATTACATTACCTGACGGAAGAGTTGTTGATAATCCATTTGCTGAAATTAGTGAAAAAGCTATGGAAGAAAAAACAACACCAACTACTACAGATGTAAGTTCTTTAGGAAAAGCAACATATTCTTGGGCTAAACCAGGTGCTTTGCAAGTAGCTCCAAACACATATAATGCAAAAACTTTACCTTATTCTGGAACACAAGGTGTAGGTTTAGCTAATTATGGTTGGAATGAAAGTAATATTATAGACAAAATAAATTTTTCTAGGAAAAAATTTCAAGAGGGTGACAAGTCTGGCGGATATAAAGAAATATTTGAAAACATGGGTAATTGGGCTAATAAATATAGCCCAGAATTAAAATCGTTTTTAGATTCAGGACAAGTATCTGAGGGATTAAATATGGATACTGTTCTGCAAGCTGCAGATTATGGGCTAAGATCATCGGCACAAAAACAACAAAATAAACAAGGTTTTTTTGATTCTGCTTTTGGAAAAATTTTAGGCACAGCTGCAACAATAGGAGCTGGGTTTTTACCGGGTGGTCAGTTTTTAGCACCTGCAGTGGGAGCTGCTTTTGGAGGAGCTAGTGGTGGTTTAAAAGGTGCATTATTAGGTGGCTTAAGTGGATATGGAGCAGGTCAATTTGGTCAAGGATTTAAGGCAACTAGCGGAACTTTTGCTCAAAAACTTGGTGGAGGATTGCGAAGCCTTAAACCTTCTTTTGGTAATACTGCAAATACTGGAGGTCAATTAGTTGGTCCTTCAACAACTTTTTCGTCTTCGTCCAATATTTTACCCATTACAGAAATAGCTCCTAAATTTAGTAACTTAGCAAGTTCTACAGCAGGGACAGGATCAACACTAACAACAGCAGGAAACACAGCATTTTCTATATCGCCTGATATTTTAGGAAACTTTGCTTCTAATACAAGTAGGGTATTAAGTGGAGCTAGTACTGCTAGTCCTACTTTTTTAGATAGTTTAAAAAGAGAGGGAATAAATTTTATAAAAGATGAAGCAAAAGATTTTGCAGAAAATCAAATAAAAGATCAATTTAAGGATCTTTTTACAAATAGAACCGAGCAATCACAATATGGATTACAAAATTTACAACCAAATTATAGTCCAATTACACAAATGAATTATAGCCCTTACGTATATGATCCAGTAAATCCTGAAATTAAAGGTTTACGAAAAGCGTTTCAAACTAGTTACGATCTTGGAAATAGAAATGCCTCTAGCTAAAATTGTATTTAAACCAGGGGTTAATAAAGAATCAACATCTTACGGTAATGAAATGGGATGGTTTGATTCTAGTTTGATTCGATTTAGAAAAGGTCGTCCCGAAAAACTAGGAGGTTGGATAAAGTTAAGCTCTGACACAATATTAGGCACTGTTAGATCGTTGTTTAATTGGGTAACGTTAGATGGCACTAAGTATATGGGCGTTGGCACAAGTGAAAAGTTTTTAATTGAAGAAGGTGGTACGTATAATGACGTTACACCTCTTCGTTCTACACAAACTGGTTTGTCAAATCCTTTTACTTCAACTAATACAAGTTCTGTTTTATTAGTTACTGATGCGTCACACGGAGCAGCAGAAGGTGATTACGTAACTTTTTCTGGTGCATCTACTTTTAATGGTGTAGCAGCTACGGCTATAAATACAAATTTACAAATAAAATCTGTTACAAGTTCATCTACTTATACCGTAGACACAGGAGATGCTGCATCTAGCTCTGGAACAGGTGGTGGTACAGTAACCGCAAAATATGAGATAAATACAGGCTTAAATCAAACTTTAGGTGGCACTGGATGGGGAGCAGGGTCTTGGGGTGGCTATGTTGATGACGTAGATTCTAATACGTTAAACGGTGCGGTAAATACAACAGCAACTAGTGTTACTTTAACAAGTGCTACTAATTTTGCATTACCTAGTGATACTACATTGTCTGCGGATATAGAAATTACTAGCTCTACAATAGGGGTAGCTGACTCCTCTAGCTTTCCGTCACAAGGCACAATAAAAGTAGGAAGTGAAAATATTATTTATCGAACTAATGCAAATAATATTTTAGGTGATTTGACTAGAGGAGCCGATGGTACAACTGCTGCTACAGGTAGTAGTGGAGCTGCAGTATCATTTTTAGGTTTAATCAATATAAACAATGAGTTAATTTTATACGATACGGTTTCTTCAAATACTTTAGATGATATAACTAGAGCAGTAAGGGGTACAAAAGCATATAGTGGAACAGATAGAACAAGTCCCACGGAGGCTAACCCATCTCACAGCGATGGTGATACTGTATTAGAGGCTAATGCTTTTACAGGATGGGGTAATTCCGTACAAATATCTGCTACAACAAATCAACTTAGGCTATGGTTTCAAGATAACTTTGGTGAAGATTTAGCATTTAACGCTATAGATGATGCACCGTTTTATTGGGATAAAACATTAGGTGTGGGTACAAGAGCAACTGGATTATCAGCACAAAGTGGTGCATCAAATACACCAACAATTACAAGACAAATTATGGTATCTGGAACAGATAGACACTTACTTTGTTTTGGTTGTAATGAGCTAGGTTCTACTACGCAAAACTTATTACATGTAAGATGGTCAGACCAAGAAAATCCTTTTGAGTGGACACCAACAGTGACTAATACAGCAGGTGGCATTACGTTATCTTCTGGTTCAGAAATAATTCGTGCGATAAAAACAAGACAAGAAATACTAATATATACCGATATAAACACACATGTAATGAAGTTTATAGGACCACCTCTTGTTTTTGGATTTACAATGGTGGGAAGTAATACGTCTTTAATTGCTCCTAATGCAGTTGTGAGCGTAGCTGATCAAGTGTTTTGGATGTCCAGAGAGAATTTTTATATTTATAATGGTAGGTTTCAAATAATACCTTGCACAGTATTACGATATTTATTTGATGATTTAAACAATAATCAGACTCAAAAAATTACAGCAGGGTCTAATAAAATGTTTGATGAGGTGTTCTGGTTTTATCCCTCAGCAGATAGTGAAGAAAATAATAGATACGTAAAATATAACTACGTAGAACAGACTTGGGATATAGGTGAATTATCAAGGACTGCATGGGTAGATTATGGGGTTCATAGTTTTCCAAGAGCGGGTGGTGCAGATAGTGGTACAGAAAGAGTATACGTGCATGAAACATCGAATAGTGCAGATGGGTTAGCCATGAACAGTTTTGTAGAATCTGCAGATTTTGATTTAGATCCAGATGGTAATAATTTTATGTTGGTATCAAGAATTATACCTGATGTTTCTTTAAACTCTGGTGGAGTAGTGGATTTTGTTTTGAAAACAAGAAACTTTCCCGGTGATACTTTAGCAACCAATTCTACAAATAGTATATTACCGACAACGCAACAATCGTTTACGAGAGCTAGAGCACGACAAATTGCGTTAAGAATACAAAGCACTAATTTAGAATCTACCCATG